CAAGATGGGGCTGGCGTATGATGAAGCCGTCCAAAAACTTCAGACGGGGATGCTGCCGAGCCTGATTGCGATCAACGCCATGATCAAGGACATGGGCGGCAGTTGGGAAGCGTTTGGCAGCGCGATCGGCAAGTCGTTAGAATTTGTCGCTGCTATGATCAAGGGCGTTGCGGACTTGAAAAAAGCCCTGTCGCTGCCTTCGACGCCCGACACTGTGCAATCGGTGACGCCGGACGAAGCCGGGCAACAAAGAGCAGCGGCAGGGCAGCAGCCGCTTTCTGCAGAACAGCAGGCGTGGGCCAAGCGCCGGCAAGCTGAGCGCTTGCGCCTTCAGTGGGAGAGGGCACAGAAAAACAACGAACTGCCGCCCGGCGAATCTGCGGCAACGGCCGGGATCAAGAAATTGTTTGGACTTGATCCGAAGGGTGCGCCGGGTGCGCTGGATGAGCCGGCGCCAACCGGACCCGGCACACCCGGGGCGGCGCCGCCGCCAACCGATGCCGAGATCAGGGCCGAACGGAAGCGGAAAATTCTCGCACCGCCAACACCGCCAGCGCCAGCCGGACCCAATGAGCTTGGCCTTCCGTCGCTCGACTTCGACAGCATAACTAAGGAGAACGATCTTCGCATTCAGCAAATGCAGGAAGACATTCGCGGCGCGCCAAACGCTGCTGCGATCGAGGCAGCACGGAAGCGACGAATTCTCGCGCCGGCGCCGGTCGCGAACCCGGTCAGCTTCCAGACCGAGGGCGGCGCCAATCCGCTGTTGCATTCCGGCGGTGATGAAGGCGGCGGCGGTGCGGGCATGTTCAAGAACGCGATCCGTGTCGGCGTGTTCGAGGGCATGATCGACTTCAGCAATTATTTGAAGGGCGGCAGTGCTGCGGGCGGCGGCGCTGGTGGCGGCATTCAGAACGCATCCTTCCAGATGCCGGGCGGCGGCGGTCTTCCGAGCAACATCAAAATTCCCGGCGAAGTCGGCCCGCGCGGCGCAGACACACCGATCAGCCGCGCATTCGCGTCTGCCGGCACGCCTACCGCTGCTGCGCCGCCTACCGCTGCTACGCCTTCCCCGGGTGCGCCCAATGGCAGCCACGTCGGCCCCGGCACGGGCCCGGGCGCGGGCAACACGCCGGCGGACGGCGGCGGTGCGGGCGTCAAGGGTGGTGCTGGTGCTGCGGGTGGTCGCGCAGCCGAAGCGATGGAATATTTCAAATCGCAGGGCTGGAGCCACGAGCAGGCGGCCGGGCTCGCCGCCAATCTCAACGCCGAGAGCGGCTTCAAGACTGGCGCACGTGGCGACGCCGGATCAGCGGGCGGGATCGCGCAGTGGCACGGCGATCGGCAAAAGGCGATCGAGAAACAGTTCGGCAAGCCGCTTTCGCAAATGTCCTATCAGGAGCAACTCGCCGCCGTTAATTGGGAACTGAGCAAGGGCGGTCCGGAAGCGCGCGCGGGCGCTGCGCTGCGTGCCACGAAGACAGCGCGCGAGGCCGGTGCGACAGCGAGCCGCCTTTATGAGCGGCCGAAAAATGTTCGCGGCGAAATGGCGAGGCGTGGCGCTGCGGCCGAAGGCTATGCCGCGATGCCGCCAGTTTCTTCAACGACCAGCGAGGCCAAGAGCGGCACCGGGGATCATCCCATACCCGGAGCGGTCATTGAGAAGGCGCACTCGGTCGCGCAGTTGGGCCCGGCGGCGCTATCAAAATGGATGGCGAGTCAAGGTTATCCGCAGCACGATCAATGGTGCGGCGACTTCGCGGCGGCTGTCGTCAAGTCGGCCGGCGGCACGCCGCCGAAAGGTTGGGCGCTGGCTTCCAACTGGCGCAACGTCGGGCCGGAAGTCTCGGCGGAAGATGCGCAGCCCGGCGATGTCGCGGTGGCACGGCCGGGGTGGTCGAGGCGCGGCAGTGGCCGCACGGGCGAAGCCGGCAGCCACGTCACAATCCTCAACGAAAAGCTGGGTGGCGGAAAGTTTGCCGGGCTCGGCGGAAATCAGGGGCACGGCAGGATCGGCCGGTTCAATACGGGGCAATTCCAATTCTATCGGCCAAATGTCGGCGGTAATGGCGACGGCAGTGCAGCGCTCGATCGCAGCGCGCTCGATCGGGGCACCGAACACCGCGTTCACGGCACCGGCAAGCTAAGCGTCGATGTGAAGGCGCCGCGCGGCACCAAGGTCGATGCAGAGGGTGACGGCCTGTTCAAGAAAACCGAGATCGATCGGCAGACGCAGATGGAGCCGGCGCAGTCCGCACCGCGCCGTGGCGGTGGTGGCGACGAAACAATATCGATCTGAGGCTGACAAATGGCGACGATCCGCGATCTTGCTTACGACAGCAAGGGCAACATCAAGAGCCCGTGGCGCGCCGATCTGCAGCAGGCGTCATTTGGCGATGCGTTTTTTTATTGCGATGCTAACGCGATCGAAAGCGGCAGGCGCGTTGTCGTCCACGAGTTTCCCAAGAAGAACCTGCCCTACACCGAGGACATGGGACGCAAGGCGTTCGAGTTCACCGTGCGCGGCTATTGCATCCAGTATCCGCACGACCGCGTCGGCAATGACGGCTCGCAATTAAAGCAGCGTGACTATCGCGTCGCGCGCGACATCCTGAGCAACGAACTGATCAGCGGCGATCCCAAGCCGCTGAAGCTGCCGACGATGAAGGGGGCGATGTATAACGAGCTAGTCGTGATGTGCCCGCGCTTTCGGCTCACAGAGGAAGATCGCGCCGGCGGCTATTGTGTTTTCGACATGACGTTCGTGGAGCTTGGCGCGCCGCCGAAGCAGGCGCAGCCGGACAACCGCGACGCGGTGATCAAATATCATCAGGAGATGAGCGATCGCAACGTCGACATTCTGACGCGCGGAATACAACAGGCGCCGACAGCGCCGCTGGGCCCGGGCGAAGTCTGATGTTCAAGATCGACGCCGCCGAAGCCAAGCCGATCGTGCAGCATGCGATGGCAAACCTGATGTTGACCGTCGCGCAATACGGCCGCGCCGGCTCCGATGCGCGCACGGCGATCGGCGAGTTGTTGGCGAATCTCGATGTGCTGCTGCACGACGATGCGATCGGTCAGCCGCTTGCCGATTGCTTCGCTCTCGCGCGCGAAGCCGGTGCCACGGCGCAAGGCATCGTCACCGTTTACAACGGTGTCATCATCGAAGCGCCGAACACGCTGGGCGGCAAGTTGATCAAGGACGGGCTACTGAATTTCTGTTTCGCCAATGTGTCGCGGATCATCGTCGACATGACGTTCACGAGTCGTGATGACGTCGAGCAGGCGATGCAGGGAATCAACGCCACGTTTGCCACGCTCGAAAACATCGTTGCCGATGCGATGGACTCGCTGTTGTACATGGCGCTGATCCGGCTGAACGCGGCGACCACGCATTTCCTCACCGAGACGGCGCGCCCGCTGCCGCGCATGCTGGCGTTCCGGTTTGCCGCGCCGCTCTCGACGCTGGTCGCGGCGCATCGGCTCTACGACGACGCCGGCCGGGCCGACGAGTTGCGACAGGAAAACAAAGTGGTTCATCCGGCCTTCATGAAGCAGGAAGGCGTTGCGTTGTCGGCATGACGATCAAGCCAGAAGAAACCGCAACGATCGTTGTTCGCGGAAGCCGGTTCTACGATTGGGAATCGGTGTTCGTACAGCACCGCTGGACGGAAGCGTTCCCGCTGTTTCGCTTCACCGCAGCCGAGCGCGATCGCCCGGCGACGCTCTGGGACAAGCTGCAATTCCAGCCGGGCGACGAATGCGCGATCTATCTCGGCGGCATCCTCGCGGTCGCCGGCGTGATCCTGTTGCGGCAGACGTCCTACGACGCCAACAGCCACGGCGTCATGCTGCAGGGCGTCGGCATGACTTGGTACGCGACGCGCGGCAGCATCATTGACGAGAAGGGCAACTTCGACGGCCAGACATTCGAGCAGGTCGCGCGCAAGGTGATCGCGCCGTTCGGTGTCGGCGTGAAGACGATCGGCACACTGAACGCGATTCCGTTCGAGAAGCTGCAGGTCGAGCACGGCGAGAACCTGTGGAATTTCCTTGAGCGCATCGCGCGCCCGCGCGGGATCGTGATGGGCAGCGATCATCTCGGCAATCTGTTGCTGATCGACAACCATTCGTCGCTCGTCTCGGCCGAGCTTGTTGAGGGCGACAACATCCTAAAGTGTCAGGCGACGATCTCGAAAGAAGCGATGTTCTCCGACTATGTCGTGGACGGGCAGCCGCCGCAGGGCGACGACCAGCACGGCCGGCAGGCGACTGAGATGCGCGCGCAAGTCGGCGGCAGTGCAAAACGCTACAGCCCGATTCTGACGCCCGCCGAGCAGCCGGTGAAGACGATGGGCGAGCTTCAGGATCGCGCCAAGAATGAATCGGTTTGGCACGAGGGCACCGAGGTACGCGCCAGCATCACCGTGCAAGGCTGGATGATGCCGGGCGGCGGGTTGTGGCGCGCCGGCGATCTGCTCGCGGTGCAGTCGCCAATGGCGATGCTGAACATGGGCATGAAGGTCGAGTCGTTGACGTTCACACAGGACAACAGCGGCGGCACGCTGACGACGCTCGAAATGGTCGCGCCGTGGCTGCTCAAGGATCGCGGCGATATGAACGTCGGCCGTCCCGGTGTGCCGCAGGCGCCAAGCGCCGCAAAGTCTGACACAACTCCGCCGGTCACGCCGTCGGCCGCCACGGTGGCCGATCCGCCTCCGGTACAACTGAGCGACGGCTGACCATGCACCGCACCACGCCATTGATGACTGCGTTCCGCGCCTTCAGCGCCGGCGGGGCGCGCTCGATCGTCGACAAGATCGATGACGGCACCCTGATGCAGGAGATGGCCGGCAACTTCATGAAGGGCGAGACGCGCGACAAGGTCGAGGCGCCGCAGAACTATGGGTTTTCCAGCGTCGTGCAGGCAGCGACGAAAGGCAAGGACGGGCAGATCGGGGAATGTGCTGAAGCCATCATCAACTTCATCGGTGGCAATCGCTCGCATCCCGTCGCCACCATGATGGATGACCGGCGCTTCCGCCCGCTCGGTCTCAAGCCGGGCGAGAACTCGCAATATGACGACATCGGCCAGATGACGCTGATGCGGCGCACGGGCTTGTTCCTGTTGTCGCTCGATGGCCCGGACACTAGCCAGCAGCAGAGCAGCGGCAAGGACAGCGGTGGCGGCGGCAGCCAGAGCCAGAACGTCGAGCGCATGGTGTCGCTGCGCCATGTCGAGAAGAAAAAGCAGGAGCGCCAGCAGTCGCAAGCGCAGGCGAAGGACGCGGACGGAAGACCGCTGAGCCCCGAGGCATGGGCGGCGCAGACTGCGGATATCAAAAAGAAGAATCAGGATTTCAAGCACGAAGGCGAGTCGGTCAACACCGAGGTCCGCCTCACCAAGGGCCGCATCGAGTTTCGCGTCGGCGATGCCGTCGTCGGCTATTACGATACGGGCGGCAAGAAGTGGGCTTTCGTCGGCGAAGTGCATCTTGGCAAGGAAGACGCGGCGCATCCGGCCTACGGCGTCAGCGGCGGCGCCGGCATGACGACCGCGACGAGCGGCGCGGGCGCGGTGCTGGTCAACGCCACGAAGCCGGGCCCGCCGACATCGATGGACGGTCAGCCGTTTGAGGCGCGCGATGCGGCAATCGCCGCGCTCGAAGCGAGGGTTGCTGCGCTTGAGGCGAAGCGATGACCGACATCCGGCTGGTGCAGCAAGGTGAGTATCCGCTGCAGACCGAAGTGTCGGTCGACTGGTCGCTGCTGAGCGATGGGACGCTCGACGACAGCGAGGCGCTGGCGACCGCCGTGGTCGTCGCGCTCGGCACCGATCGGCTGGCACGGCGCACCGATCGCTTGCCCGATCCGGATTCCACCGATCGGCGCGGATGGTGGGGCGATCTCGACACCGAATTGATCTGGAACGGCTGGCCGATCGGCACGCGGCTTTGGCTGCTCAAGCGCGACAAGATCGTCGGCGCCGGCGCGGATCAGGGCTCGACGCTGGTGCGCGTGGACAACTACATCCGCGAAGCGATCCAGCCGTTCATTGATCAGCGCATCGCGAGCAGCATGGACATTCGAGTCGAGCGCGTCGGGCGCGAGCGCATTCAGGCGCTGATCAAGCTATATCGCGGGCCCGCTCTCGCGGTTGATCTCAGGTATCAGGTTTTGTGGGCCGGCATCATCGAAAGCTGAGCCAGACTTTTTCCACCTTCGGGAATCCAGTTATGCCTTGGCAAACCCCCGCGCTTCGGGACGTGCGCAGCGTCGTGCGCGACTATGTTCGCGCCACGTTGCCGGGCGCCGATGCGTCAATCCCCAACAGCGTGCTGCGTGTCCTCTCGGACAGCCAAGGCGCGCTCTGTCATTTGAATTTGCAGTATCTCGATTGGCTCGCGCTGCAATTGCTTCCCGACACTGCCGAGACCGAATGGCTCGATCGCCACGGCGACATCTGGCTCGTCAATGCCGACGGCACAACGGGCCGCAAGCTCGCGACGTTCGCTTCCGGCACGGTGAGCTTCACCGGCGTGTCCGGCACGGTGGTGCCGCTTGGCACGCAACTCACCGGCATGGCGAGCTACGAGACTACGGCACAGATCACGATCGGCACCGGGCCGACGACTGCGCCCGTGCGCGCGCTCGATGCCGGCAGCGTCGGCAACATGGCAGAAGGCGACACGCTGTCGCTGGCGAACCAAGTCGCCGGGGCCGACGGTTCGGTGACGGTGATCGAGCTTGACGGCGGCACCGACGTCGAGACCGACGATCAGTTGCGCGCCCGCATCCTGCAGCGCATCCGCAATCCGCCGATGGGCGGCTCGCAGGCCGACTATGTCACGTGGGCGCTCGCGGTCCCGGGCGTCACGCGCGCGTGGGCCGCGCCCGAGCAGGGTATCGGCACGATCACAGTGCGCTTCCTGATGGACGATCTGCGCGCAGCCGATGATGGCTGGCCGACGCCGGCCGATGTGCAGA